CCACGGCACCCAAAAGGGTAGCCGTGGGGTTCTTTTTGCGGTTTTATTCCATTTCTACCCGCCGCACGGCGTCGGCGGTGGATTCTGCGGTCAACGGCTTCTTAAATGCTTCGTTAAATTCAGCCACAGCCGCCTCAATCAAAATCTGCATTTCTTCGGCGTCAAAATCAATGCCTTTCTTTTTCAGCAGAGCCTCGGCAGTTTCCAGTGCCTTGGCCAGCTTGTCCGCGCCGTGGAGGGTATTCCACACCTGCTCCACGAACTGCACCGCCACGCGGGCGATCGCGCGCTTGGTGTCGTCGTTGATGTACTTCACGGCCAGCTTCTTTATGGCATAGCCCAGGCAGCCGAAGATCGCGCATAGAATGGCCGCAATGATCTGCGTGCCGTAGTGATAAATGAAATATTCAAACATTGTATGTTCCTCCTTGAATTACTCAGCCAATAGAAACGGCCTTATTTTCCCACTTTTTGTAGGCGTCGAAATAGAGTTCCTTCTTGTCCCCGTTGAAGGTAAGTTCGTAGTACATACCGTCAAAGAGGGTGGTGCTCGCAAGCGCCTTGCTATTCTGCAAGGTCTTGCACATCCAGACGATAAAAACATCGTCCTCGGTGATCTTCTTGCCGTCGCTTTTGTCCAAATGCTCATTGGAGTATTCAGCGACGGCCTTTTTGCACAGGTTTAAAAAATCTTTTTCATTCATGGTGTACCTCCAAGATACAAAATATATCGCTCAACCCAGCCCGATTTGAGCTAGGAAAAAGCCCACAACTGCGGCCACGATTGCCCAGATCAGCTTTTCAACAAGATTGTCCCAGCGCTTTCCGGGTTTTCCTTCCAACGCCGTGACCTTGCCGTCCAGCCTGTCCACGGTATCCGCGACCTGTTCCTGCTTGTTGGCCATAACCTCCATGGAGGTCGCAAGCCGGTTTATCGCTGCGGTGGACGCCTCCACCTTATCCAGCCTGTGACTGTTGGATTTCGACCGTTCCTCCACGGCGGTCAGTCTCTGCTCATGTTCCAAATCCATTGGCATACTCCCTTCTCAGCCGTTCCACCGGGCATATCCGGGGCGGGTGTCCACGTGAATCCCCCAGTCGTAAAGCCCGATTCCGCCTGTGTGTCCCATGACATCTTCTGCCACGGCTTTCATCTGCGCCGGACTTGCTGCGCTGTGCAGATCCGCCGCAAGCCCGTACAAATGCTGAGAATTGTCCACACCGCCAACCTCCGCATTGTGCGCCGCGCACCGCACGCCGGAACCGCCGCCGTCCACAATGGAAATCGGGATACCCAGCCTGTAGCGAATCTTGTCCACGGTACGTGCGATGGATTCCTGCGGCTCCACCGGGAAACCGCCGCAGCGACCGCAGGGACAGCGGAACTCGGCGCGTTTGAAATACCGGATATCCTTCCACCAGTCTGCGCCGCCCTCCGTCCCCGGGGCGTCTTGGGGCTGTTGGGGCGGCTCTCCGGAAGCAACGACCTCCCGGATACGTGCCTCCGTCCCGATGCCGAATATCCCATCCACCGTAAGCCCGTAATTACGCTGGAATGCCTCGGTGGCGCAGCGGGAGTTATCGCCCCAAATACCATCGACTGCCCCAGTGTAATACCCAAGGTACAGCAGCAAGCATTGCTTTTGCTTGATCGTCATCCGATCGTCACCCCGTATTTCGCCAGAATGGCAATGATATCATCGGTAAGGATTTTCTTGAGCTGACCGGGGGGCAGCTTGGCGATGCTTGCGGCGATGGCGCGCATATCCTGCTCCCCGTCCTCGGCGGCGCGGATTTCCACCAGCCGCTTTTTGGCTCCGTTACTCCACTTCTTCATCCGGCTTCACCTCCAAAATGGTCAGGGCGTTCTGCATATCCGCACCCTCGGCCTTCATTTCCGCGATTTTCGCAAGGATTCTCTGCTTCCGTTCTTCGATGGTCATGCGTTCACCCCCAGAGCAACTTCGATTTCGGATAATGCGGCTTCGTACTCGGCGTTCTTTTTCAACGCCTCTTCCAGCGGGGTGAGGATTTCCACCCCGCCCCGATAGAATTTACCATTGCTGTAGGTATCGCCGATTCCTACCGGGCGGTCTGCGGGGTTGATGAGGATATCGGTTTCAGGCTCGGAATCGGAACACCACAGCATATTAGCCACAGTGCCGTTTTCTATGAGTGCCATTGATTTTGCCATTATGCAGCCCTCCTTGCATTGCGGGCGATTACGATACCGGAGCTACCAGCACTACCCTTTGTGTTAAAACCACCACCGCCACCACCATTTCCGCTATTGGGAACCTGATTTGCCGGGGCTTTACTATAACCACTTGCACCATCTCCACCTGTGGCATATAGTTTTCCAGCAGATTCACCAAATTCTCGTGTAGTAGTGCCTTGGCCAGTGCCACCAGGTCCTCCGCCATCGCTCCCATCTACACCACCAGTACCGCCTTTACCTCCGCCGCCAAACCCGGCTTTTCCGCCACCCGATCCGCCATTACCACCACTGTCACTCGTGCCATTGTTTCCATGAAGCGCAGTTTTACCAAAAGCTTGTGCATCTCCACCAGCGGAGGGAACGGATATGCTATAATCTACACCAGCTTTAATAATAACCGATTCAGTTGTAGTAAATCCACTTCCGCCACCTGCACCTGACCAATATCCACCTGTATCTGAGTTGTTTTGACCTTTACCGCCATCTCCCCCTCCACCAACGAGGAAGACGTCTAATTGGCCATTCCAACCATTTAACTTGGTAAACGTCAATGTGCCAGAGGTTAAAAATCTAATCTTCCAGTTGTCCTTCCAACTTGCGAAATCCGAAATGGGATTATCGCTGTCATCGACAATCTCATAATCTCCGGTGTAGGTAAACTCCGGGGTAATTCGATATACGATTGTGACGTACTCCACGGTCAGACGGGTAATGGCAACATCCTGAGTTGCGCTGTCTCCGCCCTTCGTGGATGTAATCGTCCACGTACCCAGGTCAAGCCCACCGAATGTCCAGACACCATTTTTCTCAGTGGCCGTCTTCGTGGTAGACCCCATCTTGCAGGTTACAGTGGAGCCTGTAGGGGCGGTCACGATTATTGTCGATTTGTTGGGGCTACCGCCGCTGGCACCAAATCCCTCTAAGTATGCGAATACGTCAGCCATTATCGCTTCACCTCCACCTGAACCGGAATGTTCGTTTGCGGCTTGTCCTCAAGGCAAACAAACGTGATGGTTCCGGACCCCGGCTTCGCATAGCTCACGGCCGCGCAAGCTTCCCGCAGAGCAATATCCGCATCCGCCACCCCGGAATATACCGGCGTGATATACGGCGGACTTCCGGCCGTCACCCCCGCCACGGCAACGGTTTGGGTATAGGGGGCGCTGGCCGACCAGCCGGCGGCGGTAAGCGTGGCCTGAACAATTTGCGTCAGCTCTGCGCCAATGATCGCATGACCGCCCATGTTCAGATCGCCGGTCATGGTATCGCCGGATTTTTTAACGGCGTTGTTTATCTGGGCAATAAGTGTCCCAACTGTGTCGCTGTCTACCAGAGTATTCAGCTGCTGCAAAAGGGCCAGAATTTCGGCGCGGCTTTCGTCGCTGGTATCGCGTACAGCTTCCACCAAGTCGGTCATGGTTGCCATGTTGGTGTCTTCCTGTTCCGCCACCCACGCGGCGAACCCCGCCTCCTCGTCTTCCCGGAATTTCAAAAGGTCGGCAGAAATCTGCCGGTAAAAACTTGTCATGTCCAAATGTTCCACTGGAAAAACGGGCACGCCGCAAACGGACGAATCCAGCCGGGTGTCCGTTATTTGGTCCTGCGTAATCTTCGTGCAGCCAGCGGGGACGTAAATATCGCAAATCTTCAGATCAAAGGTTTCGGCGTTTCGCGTGCAGGCGGGCGGCTGCGGGGTGGTGGCATAGGCGCCTTGCACGATAATGGCGTAAACTTCGTTTATAGAAAGGTTCAGCCGCAGCATAAGGCTGTCGTACCGGTTCAGGCTGCCGTCAGCGGTCGCAATATCCAGCACGAACGGAGTAGAATTCATATAAACAACACCGTTGATCCATGCATGACCTGTACCGTGGGTGATTGTCATATTTTCGTTGGTGGCCGTCGGCGTCAGCTCATTGGAATAAACGCCGTTGCCAACAAGCAGCGCAATCGTTTTGTAAAGTTCAGACGCGGTATAATCCCGGCCGTCCAAGAACATGCCGTTTTCGCTGCTCTTTTCCATTTCCTTGTTCATGCTATGTTATCCTCCAAATTGTAGGTTTCCGGGGCAGGGGTTCCCAGAGTAGGAACCACGGTCATGGTATCATTTTCATAAATTTCTTCCACTTCCGTGACGCGCTGATCCATGGACACGCCCCACTCCGTTTGTCTGCCGGTCACAATGTCCCCCAAGTTCCAGTCTTCTGTATAGCGGAACTGGCTGCTTGACTTTATGCCCGCCTCAAAGCTTTGGATTCTGTTATGTTCATCCAGCTTGTCATATCCCCGCTGCGTAAGTATGGCCTTGTATTCGTCCTCTGTCTGTTCCCCTTGGGACAGATCGCGGGCATCCACCAGCAGCTCCCGGCGGTCTTCGCCGTTCGTCCGGTCAACCTCTACGATAGTCCTGTCCAGCCCCTCACCGGCGCCGCAGACAATCGCATAATTCTTGTAATTGGCTTCGCTCTCCTGATATTTGGGATCGTCAATGTTGAAATAGGCATTGGAGAAGGTAACACGGGCGTTTTCTTCCTGTCCTTCTGTCCGGTCTACACCCTCGTAGACCTCGAAGAACAGCGCCTGCACGGCCGGATCGGCGTAGACCCGGAACCCCAGGCCACCCGCTTTGGCCATGGCAGCAAGAACGGTAAAAAGGTTTTTCAGACTTACTTGACACTGAATCGTCGGGGTAAAGCCCCCGGCTGCGGCGAGTTTTACCGGCAAAGCGCGTGTTACGCGGCCGTATTGCTCCTTTACCAACGTCCGCATGGCTTCCTCAATCGGACAGTCAAAATTATAGATGTTGCGGATTCCGGCATCCTCCATAATGCAGGTCAGAAAACGCCCGGTTATGATAAGATTTCCGCTTTCAATGTCGATCCCTTCCACCTTAACGGTTTCTTTTGGCCTGTCCGGTCTTAAAATCAGTTGTCCGCACTTGACTTTTGCGAACAGGCTGGGGCTGGTATGCAGCTCAAATTCTCCAATTTTATCGTACATAGGCCGCCACCGCAGGCTCTTGTATTCGCCCAGATCGAAGCAATGAACCAATTCATTGGAGAAAAACGACAGAATGGGAGTTTCCACGGTTATGCACCTCCATAGCTTTGCCGGTGCCAAATCTGCACCTGCAGGGACTGTTCTCCGGACGCGGCGCCATATCGGAACAGGTTCTCGCCCGGGTGCAATTTCAGCCATGCGACCGGCCACACCGCTTTGTTTGTGATCTCTGTTTGCACACCTCGGCTTGCAAGCATAATGTGCATAATCCACGATCACGATGTCCAGCCGCTTGTACAGCGCCCGATCCTGCATCTGCTGCACGGTACGCCCGGCGGCGGAAAACAGGAACAGCGGCGCGGAGTTGATCCGGGACGAGATGGAACACACGGCCTCCATCTGCTTATCATCCAGCGTCCGCTCCTTGATTGCGTCCATCGGGACACCGGAGGCGCAGGCGACCAGCCTGTCCATCAGTTTCTCCCGGCTGGTTTCGTGGGAGAAGAACCCCACCCGCTTGTTGCACACGACTGCCCAGTACAGCGCCGCCTGAAGGGCAAAAGCGCTTTTACCCGCCGAAGGCCTGGCGCCCACGATGAAGTAGTCGCTTTTCTCCGCCCGAATCATCCGCCGAAGCTGAGGGATAAACCAGTCCAGATAGTCGGGCTTTTTCTGGTATCGGTGCATCCAGTCGGAAAAGCCCTGCGCCAGGCTCCACACGTCTCCGTCGTCCCGCACCGTTTCAGAGGCGGCATTGGCGAGAAGCTCCGCGCCTTCCTCCTCCGTGGAGATCCGGGACAGAGCCAGCCCGGTGTCCCGAAGCTTCAGCACCCGGGACTGCTGCTTGACGATATCCACGTACATTTTGCAGTTCGCGGCGGTGGGGGTAATGGCCATCAGCTGGACGATAAAATCCTTGTACGAGTCGCCCACGACATTCAGCACCGCGACCGGGTCAACCGGCTTTCCGGTGGTGTACAGCTCCCGGATAGCCCGGTACAGCGACCGGTAACTCTCGCAGAAATCTTCCTCTGCCAGGCCGAACACCAGGAAGCTTGCGCACCGATCATCAATCAGGACGGAACCGAGGACACTCTGCTGCGCCTGCATCCAGGCTTCATAGGAAACGCTACTCAAAGTATTCCACCTCCGGTTCCGCGTGCCCAACTTGGACACCGTAGTTATCATGCAGCCAGCGGTTAAAATCGTTCGGCTTCGTGATGGGGTAAAGCTTTTCCCAGTTGGATTCAACCGACTGGGACAGTACATAGCGCATGGCAGCGAGCCGATACTCCGGGAAGTCCGCCGAGTAGTCCAGCAGCTTCTTCGCGTGCCGCCCGGCGGCGTTCACCGTCAGGATGGGCTTCTTCTTGGCCTTGCGCATTTCCGCGAAAGCGTGCAGGTCGCCGATGAGCTTCGTCGTTTCCTCTGGGTCAGCGTCCAGCCGAACAGCCCAGCTGTTGAACCAATCGAGCAGCTCCTGATCCGTCAGATACGCCTTCGGCGCTCTCGCTTTATTGTTTATTTTTTTATTATTACAATTATTATTTATAACCCCGTCAGATTTGGCGGGGTTAACCCCGTCAGGATTGACGGGGTTTCGAGGGCAAACTTCCACCGTGAAGATTTTGCGGAGGGTTCCGCGCCCGCCTGACCCGTCTTCAATCCGTATGTAGCCGCTGTCCAGCAGCTGCTTGAGCGTCCTCTGAAGGCTCCTTTCTTCCACATTCAAGTACCGCATGAGCGTCGAATTTTTGGCAAACGCGAACCCGTAGCTGTTGGACATACAGGAAATCAGCCCATACAGGAGCTTCGCCCGATCACTGATCTCCCGATCAAACAGGACGCGCGCAGGAATATTTGCCCACGCGGAGAATTGCTCCCGTGGGATCTGTTCAGCCATTGTAGTGCCCCCTTTATTAAATTTGTTCTTCGCCCCGGTGAGGGCTGTCCCACGGCCATTTCACCGAACGCCGAAGCGGCGGCAGAGGCAAACCGTTGTTCTCCAGATTCACCAGCTGCCCATAGGTAAGGCCCCGGGCTTCCGCCCGTGCGTCCTGCTCCTCAAAGGTATACCGGGGCTTCGGCGGCGCCGGGGGCGACACGACGGCTGTCTTGTACCGCTTATTCGGGCGGCACGCATAACAGAGCCGTTTCCGCCCAGTGGGCAGAAGCTTCCCGCACTTTGTGCAGCGCGTCCGTGGATCTTTGTATCGGATGTCCGTAGTTTTCACCCTCTCCGGGATAAAGTGGAGAGCAGCGCAGGAGTCGAACCTGCTCCCTCCCGCCGTGCTGCGGGAGCGCATCCTCATGCGCCAGCTGCCCATATGGGAGGGCTGTTCTTCCCCGGTACGCCCTCCGGCTCCCGGCATGACAAATAAAAAGAGTCGCACTACAAGACTCACCGCGAGGGGGACTCGAACCCCACTATGCCGCCGGGCGGGTGCTTGATTTCACCCTGCGGGAGGGTGCTATCTCACCCAGCCCGACGCCCACGCCATCGGGTCGCGGCATGTGTGCAGTACCGCGCGGCCGGTCTGTCCCGGCTGTCATGCGTAACTGACTTCCGCATTGCCACCGCGTTCTACCCTTGCGGAGGGCGCGCCCCTTCCAATAGGCCGGGCCTCGTTTGCTTGCTGGCTGTTCCACCCATCGACGCGCTGCCAACATACGCGGTTTCATTCCGGGGAGAATCATTCCCGGCGGGCATGGTTCCGGAATTCCGTCCGGAGCGGCACCTTTTTCCGCAGTGTGAGGCGGTGCTGGGTTTTACGCAAACTTGCCAAAAACGGAGCGTTCCAATGTCTTTCGAGGGATCGCGGTCACGCACAATTACACCCCTTGGTAGCGGGATTCCGCCCGCTACGGATCTGTCTCTCCAGATTGTCACGCTGCCGAGTCTGCCTTCGCGTCAAGTTCCGTAAACGCTCGGTTGCCCTGTGCCCGTATTCCCATCCGTTGGCACAGCATCTCAGGGGCTAGCACCCTGTGGGCCTAGTACTGGTAGCGGGATTCCGCCCGCCGCGGCCCCGTCTTTCCGGGGTGCCAGTATGGGGAGAAAGGAGAGTATCCGGGAGACCGGAATCGAACCGGCCTTCAGTTGAGAAGGGTCCAACCCAACGCGCCCGCGGGAGGTCTTCAGACCGCATCCAGGCCCCGGTGGGATGCCGCGTTATTCGCCACGCGGCTCAGAGGCGTACTCATCCACCAGACGCCGGAGGGCGTCCTTGTTGGCAGCCGCCCACGCTCTGGCGACCTGCTCCCAGGCATTGTCCAGCTGCTCCTGGGTGTATGTAGGGGCTTCCTTGACCGCCCCGGTCTCCCGGGATATCACGATAGGCATGGGATACCTCCTTACTCCAGATAGCAGTGGGCGGGGTCGTTAAGACCCTTGACCACCAGCATCTCATTCAGCCGGTCAAACTGCAGCGCCGTGATGGCGTCCAGCTGCCGGGCCATCTTTGCCGCGCCATATGTCTGATACACCAGATTTCGGCTGTGGCTGTTCAGAGCATACTGCGCGTCTTTTTCAAGCTGGTAAAATATGGTTCCGGAATCGTCCACAGAGTCACCCCCTATCTCGCCAGTGCGGCGGCGCAGGCCACCAGCATGGCCATGACGGCGACGATCAGCGCCGCCATCTGCGCAAGCCACACAAAGTCCCACGGGCTGTCAAAATCCATGTTTTCCCCTCCTCATCCAGCTTTCTGGGAATCCTGCTGGCCTAGGGTGTAGCCTAGCTGCAGGGTCTGGAGAGCCAGGTGCATGGTGGTTTCGTCTGCGTTCAGGGCTTCCGTCAGTGCCTTGGCAATACGCTCAAGACTCATCTTTGCGGGCATCTTATCGCCTCCCTTTTATTGATAAATCAAAAATAGCACATCAAACATGATTTGTCAATAAGCAAATACCAAGAATATAAATAATTTTTTATTGACAAATAAAAAACGGCGTGATAGGATAAGCGCACAGGAGGTGAGTCACACGGACTTAACTACAATTGGCGGGAGAATTTGGACGGTGAGAGCAGAGCATGGACTGTCCCGCAAGGAATTCTCAATCCGCCTTGGATGCCCAGAAGTGGAAATTGCGAACATCGAGTACAACAAACTGAAAAAGCCTGAGCAAAAGGAAAGTCTTTACCGTAACATCGCTACAACCTTTGGCGTCTCTCTGGACTGGATCAAAACCGGCGAGGGCGATATGTACGGTCCCGATCAGCACGATGAGATTGCCATGGCCTTTGGGGAGCTGGCCGCGAGGAAAGATCCGATTATCGATAGTTTCGTTCTGTTTCTCCGTAGCCGGACGCCTGAGCAGCTCGAACTGATCGCGGAGCAAATCGAGGCCTGTGCCGATTTTCTGCGTAATGACGGCAAAAAAACGGACTGACAAAAATGTCAGCCCGTTTTTGTCTATTTTTACGGGTTGCCCAACCCGTAAAGAATGGCTAAAATTATGGCATACGAAAGGACGGGAGGAAAGCTGGCATGGGATTTCGGTTCAGAAAGAGCATTAAGGCCGGGCCGCTGCGCATTAACTTGAGCAAATCAGGGATCGGATACTCATTTGGCGTGAAAGGGGCGCGAATATCTCACCCGGCAACTGGGAGAAAGCGCGCGACATTCAGCATCCCTGGAACGGGACTGTCGTACAGTAAAAGCCTGACCCACAAAAGAAAAAAGTCCACGAAAAGGACATCCACTAGTCATAAGCAAAGCAAATCGCCTGCCAAGAGGTACACAAAACAGATGCCAGCGGAACCGGCCGAGCCAATAGATATCGATTTGCACACTGCGAAAGGCTGGATGACGCTTATTGGAGCGATACTCGTCGCCTTGGCCACAAATCCAATCCCCACGTTGATCGGCATTTTCTTGCTATGCGTGCTTTGGCGTATGTCCCCATTGTATATTTGCGTTCCTGCCGCAGTTGCTGTCGTTGTTGCAATTGTGGTAGCAGTCGTTAAGCACAAGCATCGGTCTGAAAATCAAAAAAACAATGCCGCAAATCAGGTTGCAGCCGTCCCTACGCCAGAGATGACGAACGTTTTAAAAGATACCCCAATTGAGCGACTTGACTGCACCCCAAAAGTGTCCGCCGAGCCAGATGTTCCTCACGAAACGAAACCGATGCGTGAGATCGAAAAAACTGAGACACTTGGGGCTAATGCCCCAAGTGAGCGGGGTGGAGTTGCTTCTACAGAAACAGAGCCAATGTTGGAGTCTAAAAAGCCTGAGACAGCCCGCCCAGCAGGTCGGGCTGAACCTGTCCAGCAGATCGAGTTTCCTCCTATACCAAAGCCTGACACTGAGTCTGCAAGAAACCCGAATGACGTCCGAGTCGAGCAGTTTGAATCTGCACTGCAAGCAATTCCCAGAGCTGGTATTCCTCTGTCAGCCCCTGCTGAAAAGCATCTACTAAAGGATATGCCAGGTTACTCGTTCAGCAACATTACGAAAGCATCCCGAATCGATTCTATCTTCCCATTGGTATTTCTGGATGTCGAAACCACCGGCCTCTATCCGTCCAAAAGCGAAATTGTCGAAGTATCGGCTATCAAATTCAACTTAGGAATGGTTCCGGTATCCTGCCTCACAAGTCTGTGCAGACCTAGCAGACCGATCCCGGGGGAGGTGTCAGCCATCAATCATATCACGGATGACATGGTTAGGGATGCTCCGACATTCCGCGAAATTGCACCGGCGCTGACGGAATATCTCAGCGGATGCAACGTTGCTGGACATAATCTGGATTTTGACCTGCGGTTTATATTTGCTCATGGCGCAGAGATTCCAGATAATAAACGTTTCTATGACACTCTTGATCTTGCACACCTCACAATTCCCCAATCCCATGTTTGGAACTACAAACTTGATACGCTTTGCGGCTATTACGGCATCAGGCGCAGAGAGGCTCACAGGTCATTGTCAGACTGTTTCGCAACGTCTAAACTGTTTGCTTGTCTCGTTTTTGACAAAACGTCTCGGCGCTTGGAGGACGGCAACGGCGTGACACCATAATGCTTATCAAAGGGACTCCCCTGTTGTATCCAAATTGGACACAACCCGCCCGCCCCCAATTCCGGGAGCGGGCGGGTTGTTTTACTGAATGTGGAGCTGCTGCTTCAGGGCAGCTTGCAGCGTCGCGGAGAAGTTCACGTCTGCCCGCTCAGCCATATCGTTGAGCCAGGAGGGGATGGAGAGCGTTTTCTTTACCGCTCTGTTGTCGAAAAACTTTCGGTATTCCACGGTGTCACAGGCGATGAGATTGACAAACTCATGATCGTTCACCCGGATATCCCGGATGGAAGACGGGGCGGGAATGGGCTGCCCGGCCTGCTCCATTTCGTACAGCGTCAGGCAAAGAACGTCGTTAGCCATTTTGATTCCCTCGCCCAGGGTTTCCGCAGAGGTGAAGCAATTCTCCAGATCCGGGAAGTTGATGGAATAGCCGCAATCCTCCTCGGTAAAGACTGCGGGGTATACATATTGCGCCATAGCTTAATCTCCTTTCAAGTACCGGGGCAAGCGGGGGTCACTCGATCCCCGCCGCCTTTTTGATTGATTTAAGGGTTCCCGTCGGAACTTCTTCCGTCCTGTGCCGTCCCACCGGGAATTTCTTCTGGGTAATTGGGCTGTACCAGATGGAGTGATTTGCGCCCTCTTTCAGGATATAGCACCCGGCTTGCTTTATAAGCTTTTCCAATTCGCTATATCTCATTCTCTGCCTCCTTTCCCTTTGTCTGTCCATATTATAGCACGTATTAACACGTATGTCAATAGGAATTTGCGTATTTTTACGTGATATTTTCGGGGCCCAAATTGGACACCGTTTTTTCTTTCCCAATGAATCCAAGCAGTAGATAGTAAGCCCGCCGAACCGTCAGAGTATCAGTCTGTTTCAACATTTGGTTGATAAGCCGCAGCCAGTTTTCGCGCATATCAGTTGTCTCTTTCATGGTGTCCGCTCCTTCTTCCGGTAATGCGTACAAATTGCCGGTTGATTTTTGTCGCTGACTGTGTTACGCTTCTGACAGTGGAGGCTGTCGGACCATTATGCATACTGCCTGCAATGCGCACTGCTCAACGCGACTGGTACGGCAGCGGCGTAAATCACGACAATCTGTCCCGCTCCTCTGCTGGCTTGATCATAGCAGACAGCCGGGCGGGATGTAAAGTTACAGTTATGTTAACCTTTGCGCTGACCCACAGATACAAAAGGATGTGCCCAATTTGGACACACGAGAGGTGACAGCTATGGCAAAACGCCTGCATGGGGCGCTCATCTGCGCCCGATACTCCACCGATAACCAAAATCCGGACAGCATCGAGGTGCAGGTAGCAAAATGCACCGAGTGGTGCCACACCCATAATATCCCCGTCTTGGGCGTATACGCCGACGAGGCCACCAGCGGCATGAAGGACACCCGCCCGCGTTATGCTGCCATGATGAGAGATCTCCGAGACGGGGTAGGGGACATGGTGGTGATCTACGACCAGTCCCGAATGTTCCGGAAAATGACGAGCTGGTTCTCCTTCCGGGATCAGCTGACACAGATGGGCGTGGATGTGGTATCCGTCACCCAACCCATGATCGGCAAGGATCTGAGAGACCCCACAAATTTCCTGACCGAGGGCAGCATGGCGCTTTTTAATCAGATCTGGGCGCTCCAGAGCCGCCAGAAGGTCATGGAAAAAATGCGCTTCATGGCAAAAAACGGTCAGCACACCGGCGGCAAGCCCGCTCTGGGCTATGAGGTCGTGGACGGCCGGCTGGCCATTTGCGAGGCAGAAGCAAAAATCGTCCGCCGAATTTTTGAAGAATACGGATCCGGGAAGTCCTACCGGGAGATCGTGGCCGGGCTGAACGCCGACGGGATCAAAACCAAGCGCGGCAGCGCCTTCGGGGCAAACTCCCTACACGATCTGCTCAAAAACGAAAAATACATCGGGACTCTGGTTTACGGCCAGCGCCCATACCGGGAGGACGGCACCAGAAATACCCATGCAGCAGCTGCCGATAGCATCCGCATCGAGAATGCGATCCCGGCGATCATCGACAAGGAGCTGTTTGCAAAAGTGCAGGACAAAATGGCCGCCAACAAACGGCAGCAGGGTGGAAGACCGCCCACAAAACGGGACTACCCGCTCAAAGGCAAGGTGTTTTGCGCCGAGTGCAAGTCGGCAATGACCATCAGCACCTCGCAAAAAATCTATGATTATTACAAGTGCAGCGGCAAAAAACGCCGACACGATTGTGACGGCGTAAATATCTCCGTGGATGTGCTGGAGCGGACCGTTGCCAACGCTGTCCGGCAGGTGCTGGGCAGCCCGAAGAACGTCGAGCGGCTCATTACGATCCTGCGGGATCAGAGCGGCGAGATTCAGGCGCAGGCCGTGGATGCGCTCCGGCAGCTGATAGCCCGGGAACGGGAGATTAGCCGGAAGTTGGACAATGCCACGGATGCTATCCTCGGCGGGCTGTCCAGCCCCACGCTGCTTGCCAGAGTTAAGGATCTGGAGCAGGAAAAGACCGAGATCGACCGGCAAATGCGGGAGCTAAAAGCAACGGTTGACGCCTCAGCCATCCCGGAAACCCGGCTGCGGGAGATCATTGACGAGATTTCCGGGGACAATCCCGCCGGGAATGCCGCGCTGCTGGCTATCGTCTGCCGTGTTGAGGTAGCCAAGGATACCATCACGATCTGGACAATGCTGGACACGCACCCGGACGGCACCTTTGACTGGAGCGAGGAAGGAGTGCTAATAACTCCGGGTACTACCTCTGGCGTACCATGACGAGTGTTCTTATAGGATTTGATCCTTTGAGAACACTCGTCATTTTTATTGCCCATTTTGCGCCGGTTCGTAGCTGACATAGACACCTCTGCGGGTGTTGACGGTTACATCAGGCACGGGCATGGACGGGGTATCCGGGATAAACAGGGCACCCACGCAGTTGTAGTAGATGGTCAATTTCTGAACCCATTCACCGTTGATTTTCTCGGCTTGATGAACCTCAATGTGGTTGACCAATTCGTTCAGCATCCGGGGCGTCAGCTTCTTGGCACGGGTGTACTTGCGGACGGTAGTCAGAAACATATCTGTGGAAACAGCATCACCGCTGAGCTTGTCCAGCTCCTTACGGAGCGCCTTGATCTTTTCGGATAGCTCCGCCTGTTCTTCTTCATAACGCTGTGACATTTTGGTAAAGCGTTCGTCGGACAGCTTCCCGGAAATGTTATCCTCATAGATCCGTTCAAACAACCCATCCAGTTCACCGTCACGGGCTTGCGCTGCCGCAAGCTCTTTTTGTTTCAGCTTGCGTTCCAGCTCTACCGCCTTTTGGGTGCTGCCCATAATGGCCTGCTGAAATTCGTCCTCGTAACGCACGGCATACTTTGTAAGCCGCCTGATCTCACCCAAAACCACCTGTTCCAGGAAATCCACACGGATATAATGGGTAGAAGTGCAGCTGCCCCGGCCACTGTTGTAGTTGGAGCAGTTGAAATACTTGATATCGTGATTTCCCTGATTGAAGTGGTAGTTCAGGTTGTGACCGCAATCCGCGCATACCAGCAGACCGCAAAACATGTTCCGTTCCCCGTCTTTGGGTTTCCGTCTGCGGATTTTTCCACGCTTTTCCTGGACCTGTTCCCAAACGGCACGGTCAACCACTGGCTCATGCACATTCTCGAAAATAGCCCAGTTTTCTCGGTCATTGGGAATCCGCTTTTTGTTCTTGTAAGACTTGGAATAGGTCTTGAAGTTCAGTACATCCCCGCAATACTCCTGCAATGACAGGATGTTGACGATGGTGGAAGGGTTCCACTTTGTGGATGGCTGCTGCGTTTCCTTTCCGGGCTTGCGAATGCCCTTTTTCAGCCAGTAGGCACGGGGCGTGAGGATACCTTCCGATTCAAACATGGAGGCGATTTGCTCCGTCCCATATCCTTCCAGAATCAGATTATAGATCCTGCGGACAACCAGGGCAGCTTCCTCGTCTACGATCCAGTGCTTTGGATTATCCGGGTCCTTGATGTACCCGTAAGGGGGTGGCCCCATAGGTTCCCCGGCGTTGCCCTTGATCTTGTTGCTGATACGGCGCTTCTTGCTGATGTCCCGGGCGTACCACTCATTGAACAGAGGTTGTTCAGGAAAGGGAAAGACAAACAAGCAGAAATCCAGTATTCATGCGGGTTTGCGGCGGGATGGCTCCCCAAAAGCTGAACACAAATAAGACAAGCAGCAATACAATCGCATATCGTTTCTCAGGGAGAATGTTGATTTATGTCACATTCTCCCTTTTTTCATTTCAGAAACGAGGTGATTGTTATGAACACACAAATTATCGCCATTGCCAACCAGAAAGGCGGCGTTGGCAAGACAACGACCTGTGCCAACCTGGGGATCGGGCTGGCACAGGCCGGACGAAAGGTGCTGCTGATCGACGGAGACCCGCAAGGCAGCCTGACCATCAGCCTGGGCCACCCTCAGCCGGACAAGCTGCCCTTTACCCTGTCCGACGCGATGGGCCGTATCCTGATGGACGAGCCGCTACGCCCCGGAGAGGGTATCCTGCACCACCCGGAAGGCGTTGACCTGATGCCCGCTGACATCCAGCTCTCCGGTATGGAGGTCTCTCTGGTGAATGCCATGAGCCGAGAGACCATCCTGCGGCAGTATCTGGACACGCTCAAGGGACAGTATTCCCATATCCTGATTGACTGCCAGCCCTCCCTGGGTATGCTCACGGTCAATGCCCTGGCAGCCGCCAACAGGGTCATAATCCCCGTCCAGGCGGAGTATCTGCCTGCCAAGGGGCTGGAACAGCTGCTCCAGACTGTAAACAAGGTGAAGCGGCAGATCAACCCCAAGCTCCAGATAGACGGTATCCTGCTGACGATGGTGGACAACCGCACCAACTTTGCCAAGGAGATCGCCGCCCTGCTGCGGGAAACCTACGGCAGCAAAATCAAGGTGTTCGGCACGGAAATTCCCCATTCTGTCCGGGCGAAGGAAATCAGCGCCGAGGGCAAGAGCATTTTCGCCCATGACCCCGGCGGCAAGGTGGCTGAAAGCTACAAAAATCTGACGCAGGAGGTGACAAAACTTGAAAAGCAGCGCGAAAAAAGTAGAGCTGGCATCGGTAGATGACCTGTTTTCCACCGAGGAAAGCCGTGCCGACGCACAGCGGGAACGGGTGCTGGAAATTCCCTTGTCTGAGCTGCACCCTTTTAAGAACCATCCGTTCAAAGTCAAGGATGATGAATATACCACAATGGCAGACCGGGGAAAAGAGGATAATTTTTCTTTTAACCAGATTGAGATGGCATACTATGTGGATCATTACAGCGATTATGTGATTAACCAGAATAAACGTCATGAGAAAGCAAGACACCCCGACAGATGTAAAGGGGTGGAAGATGTTCTGAA